CAGGGAGTGGCAGGCATGCCGCCTACCAGCGTCCAGCCAGTGGCTGCTGCAACAGTACCATCCATAGTAAAACCAAAATCACGACCGCGGACACGACAGCCATTCGCCGACATTTCGACGACAGGCTTGGTACCGCGGATGCTGTTGCCGATAGCGACAGGTGCAGACGAAACAGCAGTGACCGGACCGAAAGATACAGTTTTCTGTCTCTTAGGGGGCGGCATGGATGCTGCACGTCTCTTAGTTTTAACCATTTTCTGAAAGATTTTAATAAGCGAATGTTGGCTGGTTCCAACTTTGTTATTTGTGAAGGGCGTGTTTTTACTGGATCGGGTTTTTATCCAACCAAGCCTGCACCTTAGCTACATCATTGGGATGGTACTTGAGGTACAGTAAGTAGTCGCCAGCCGTGGGAGCTCGCCTCTTACGGGCTTTGAGAGGCCTGTAAGGTTGAACACTTGGGTTGACGACGACTCCCTCCCGAGGGAGGGAAGATGGTTGCACTTTGTTTTTCTTTTTAAACATTTCTGAGCCCTCTTCGGGTTGTGATGTTTTTGTTACAGGGGCTACAGGTCTGGTTGTGGTGTATACATCCTGGATGTTCTCTTCCACAGCTGGTGTGACAGGGCGTCTGCCCTGTGAACCTGGTGCATACCTAAGATCGTTACCAAAAGGGTCGGAACGGTAATAAGCCGCCACTTCCCTTTTATAACGATCTAGATTAGCTGCTAAATCGTAATTCAGCGCCATGCCCTTGATACCGGAATACACAAGAGAGCCTAACGCTCCAACAGGGCCTCCAAACTTAGACCCGGAGGCAAAGTTAGTGGCTATGTCAGAAGCACGGTTCTTAATGTAATTTCCATACAAAGGTACGCCAGCTAAAACAGCTTTACGGTCTACAATCTTACGAAGATTATCGTTGTAAATCGAATCGGCTGCTATCCTGTATTTTTCTTCTTTAAAGTGTGCATACGCAGAATCATGCAGACGGCTTTCGCGGTCAACTTCACTAAGAGGTTCGGAACTTCCGAACTCAACTGATGGTTGCCACTTGCCGTCAGACCACATGGGTCCTATGTAATTATCCATTATAAAATATTGTTTGTGCCCCGCCCTAACACTGATTCTTTTCTCAATAGGTACCCGGTATCACCCGGGATTATGACCTTAACGCTTACAAGTCCACAGCAGTGAAGACTAAGAGCTCTCTGTAGTCCACACACTGTGTCAGTGAAGAATTTTGACAAGCGATCTGCAGTTGTTCGACCGCTTCATCAGACGACATCCCGTATCGTTCGAGGAAAAATACCTCTGTATCCGTGCTAGTCTTGTGCCGGTTGACCGCCAGCGACTTATACACAGATCTCGCATCCACATAATTGGCTACTTTCGTGCCAACCAACTTCGACAGGCATATACGTGCATACTCATTGAATACGGGAATAAAACCCGCTTCATACTGCAAGCCATGCAACATGCCTTTCACTTCCCCTAAGCTTAATTTTCTGAGACTGAACCCTAGCTTGGGCAATCGCTTCCCTAACTTGGGTCCCAATACGAAACCATCTTCGACAGGCCAAAACAAAGACGAGCAGTACTCAACATCGTACCACTCAGTCTTGACCTTGACCTTGGCATTGAAGCCAAGAGTCAAGAAACCAGTCTTGAGCATATTCCCCAACATGATTTGATATTTTGAGGGGACGGTTCCTTCGATGACCAACAGATTGTCATCCCCATGAACAAGCATCTTGTACTCGCACGGGTAGATAGAAGCAAACTTCTGCATACACCACTCCATAGTAGCTCCGTTATTAAGAGAGTTTCTACAGGACGTGTCGGCCGAACCACTGGTCATGGTGTAGCCGACGGAGTATTTCGCTCCTTTACTGGTGTAGCCGTAAGCTTTGGTCATG